TCGGCCAACGCAGGTGGTTTTGGTAATAGTTTATCTCTCAACGATGCCATTGATGGTTCTGTTTTAACCATAGGCAGGGTCGGATCGCTGACATTGCCTCCCATAGGTGATCCCATGGTAGGGTTCACTTTGGTAATCAACTGCATTAATGATTCAATATTGTCCATGCCTTGAGCATTAAGATTAATACTCATCGACGGTGGAGCAGTTGGTGGTGTTGGCGATGGAGTTGACATAGGCATGCCACACTCCTCTGATACCTCGCTAGCATTTAGCTCAGCCATCTTTTCTAGTATAGCTTTAAAATCCATATTAACTCCCTAGGGCACTTTTAGTGCCTGCTTTATCTTGTTTAGGTGCTTTGGGCATTTTATATTCGCCCTGATTGTTTTCTTTAGTTCTTTCTTTACTGACTTTAGCAATGTCTTTCAAGAAAGCTGCTGTGAATTCATTACCAAAATTTTCTTTATGTTTGATTTTTTCAGAATCTTTTAATTCGCTGTCGTTTAACAAGGCTTTACCGCTAGGGCCCTCAGCTGGCTCTGCTTGTTCGAACGGATCGTTGACATTTCTTACACGAAGATGTGTATTAGAAATACCGGTTGATTCGTGTACATCGATCTGTACTTGTTGTGGTGTTACTGGATATGAACACTCACATTCAAACACTGTGACTTCTATATTAGATAGATCTAGAAATTCTAGAGCTGTTTTTTGTATAGGTGTAGTAGCTACTTTTTCAAATTTTCCGCAACCATACTTGCCCATCTTTGCCTTGGCTTTTTCTTCAAAGCTTTCGGGCAACGGGCCAGCAACCTTGATACGGAAACCGTAGGTTTTTTTGCTTTCAGATAGATATTCTTTGAATGTTTTCATATCAGTATTTATTCCTTTCCCTGGAGTTTTTTCAACAACTCGTTGCGATCAGTTATTACAAACGCCTGTCCGCTGAGCATGTTATTAGAATCATCATCTCCAGCATCTTTGTCAATTTTAAGTTTTTTTAACTTAGCATCTATAGCTTTTAATTTCTTATCAATCTTTGCTGATTTAGCATCTATAGCATTTCTCAGCATAGTACCTGCTACTTCAAAAATACGTCCGCTGTAGCGTACTTCTACGTTCATGCCTAAATCCATAAGATCGTCGTAGGCATCTTCAGCTTTTTTAGCCAATGCGTCTAATTCGTTTTCGCCTAGGTTTTCTAAATCTGCTATATCTGGCAAACGTCCTGCTATAGCATCTACTTCGCGATAACTTCTTTCTAGATCACGAACTTCTTCTTTAGATTCTTCAATCACAGGAACTTTAGCCTCAACAGCTCTAGTATCTTCTAAGTTAAAAAGTTCTTCGAGTTTTTTCGTCATACTATACTTATCTGCGTTTTGAACCTTTGTGGAAAATATCGTCTTCGTTAACTACTCTAAAACGAATTCCTTGTTGCTTACACCAAGCAGTAGCAGCTTCCCATTTGGCAAGATTTTTTACGTATTGTTCTTGATTGTATCTGCTCTTTCCTACTTTTTCTAAAAAAGTATGATTACTAGGTTTTACTTCTACTAGTTCGGCGTGTTTTTTTCCGCCTTTGTCATTGTAAACAATAAAAAAATCAGGCACATATATTGTATATTTGCCTGTTAGCGGGTCTCTATAAGGAATCTGGATACTTTCTGATGCCCAATTTTCCACTCCCGGGTGCTCGTCTAGCATACGCATGAAAACAAATTCCCATGAACTACGTGCCAGCGGTGTTTTCTTCCCGATATATTTGTCGGGATTTTTCATTTCAAATTTACCTTGAGCAAATTTAACCATTACGCTCTAATGTTTCTAAGTTTGAGTTGATTAGCAGTAATCACTGTCCTAAAACCCAATCTCGATGTTTGGCTACGATTTTGATTTAATATCTCAGCCACTAATCCTGTAAGTTCTAACTGTTTCAAAGAATCCAAAGTTTCTAATAATTGAAAAACAGGAAATCCGTCTTTCTTAGCCTGTTGTAAAAGAACCATGGCTGTAACTGTTGCTGCTTCGAGGCCAAAACCTTTATTAGTTAAAAATCCTATAGTAGCATCTACGTCACTGCCGAGATATTCTTCACCTCGCTGTCCAAAATTATTTAAATAGACTCTACTTCTATCAGCACTATCAGTAGATTGTGTAGTCGGTAAATTAGTTAAGACACTATTCATTCTGCCCTCTTGTTTGTTCCAAAGGATATACCAGGTAATCCACTGGTAACATTATCTTGCCCTGTGGGTGTTAGTAATATATTTGTTGCTTCTGCGACTAAATTTTCTGGACGAAGAGATGCTAGACTCTTATAAAAATTAATAGCTTTGATAGCAGCCTGTAACCCGTCTGTTCTAGAAAAAGCACCTTGGACGTTGTTAACTCCGTATATTGTTGAAGCATCTTCAATAATTTGCGACCCTGCGTTAATTAACCCGCCTGGGCCAAATATAGTAGAAATTTGGCCTCCCCCTATAGTTAAAGGACTAGGAGTTCTATCATAATATAGATCAGCAAAACCTCGAGGTACTCCTCTGTCAATAATAGAACCGGTTCCATATAAAACTGATTCATAAACAATATTCATCGTAGCTTCAATTGTGCCGTTGTTAGAGCCTTGATCTACGTTTCCGTGATTCCAGCTTGTTATATGGGGATTAATCAACGTATAAGCATTGAATTTTTTTCGACTTAAAGTGTATATAGTAATTGAACCAAAGAATGGTCTTGTATAATTTATTTTATCAACATCGAGGCCGTATCGAATTTGTCCAGCTTCTATTGCCCCTAAAGTTCTTCCTGTGTTAGTAATGCCTCCGCCTGCTTTGGGAGCTCCGGTTGTAGTTTGATCTGGAGCATACACTCCGCCTTTTGTCTGTGTCCAAAAATCAGGAGGAAGAAATCTTTCATTAGAATAATGAGAAAGATATTGAGCCCATAAAGCATTTATTACCCCTAAGTTGTCGTCATGAAAAACAAGATTTAGTGGTTCGTATTTTATTTCTTTGTAAATTACACGTTTCCTGTTATATTGATTTTTAACCTCGTGCTCAAAAGTAATTTTAGGTAAATCGGCTTGTTTTACTAACATGTCGATTGCCTGTTGATTATTTTTTAGATATGTAGATGACGCTACAGCAGGTTGGTTTATGTTAAACTGAACATGATACAGGAATTTAGTTCTTGGTGCCCGCGACATTCCGTTATCGAGATATAGTCGAGCCGCGTGACGAGCATCACCAAGATTTCCCTTGGGGTTTGTGATGCCTTGCCCTACTCCTTGAAGGAATCGTGTGAATTTATCTGCCATAATATTATTTAGTGATAAAAAAAGCCCGGGGATTCCGGGCTTGATTTAATTTTGTGATATTAACTTCCTGTAGCTAGGCTACCAAGAGTTCTAGCACCAATGTTTCTACCAATGCCGTCAATGCCGCCGCCTTTGTATTGGATCGCGTTATCGTAACGTATTGCTAGTGCAATCATTGCTGGTTCGTTTGATGTATAGTTTAAATCACCGTAATCGATGTTTTGTACGAAACAACCGTACAATTCAAATGTTTCTAGCACGTTAGGTGTTTGAGCACCATTTCCGCCATCTAGTAGTTCGATTAGTGTAGTGAACTTATAGTCTTGAGCAGATGCTGCTCCTGATTGTTCGAAGAAGTCAAATTGTTTCTGAATCTGCTCACCGCACAGGCGTTGGATAGATCCTGTAGCATCATCTCTCACGTTTAATGTTACTGGTTCCCAATTGTGTCTACCTGCTAGGTATACTCTTGAGTTGTAAATTGGAAGTTCTATTTCTTCAAAGTTTACTTTAGGACGAGTAATATCATTTACTTGTTTTGTTAATTCAGTTGCTACTGTTCCATTTGCCCCGAAGCCTTGTAAGACCACCCTAAATCTATACTTTAGCTTGGGCATTAACAAGCCCTGAGCACTAGACGAAGCGTCTGTTGCCAAAGGTACTGTTAATTTTGATAGTGTTGAAATTGCCATATTCTTATGCTCCGGATAATATTATTTATCTCTTATAATTGGGGGACAAAGCCCCCAATTATTAAGATGCTCTCGATGCTGCTATCTCCCCTGTATTTTTCAATCTCAATGGGATGTAAATAAATTCAATTGCTTTTACTGGTTCAATTGCGATATCTACATATAGTTCATTTCGATCAATCCTTGCTGGAGTGTTATTTGTTTCATCGCAGACCACAGCATAGTCATAGATAGCACGTAGACCTACAAGCTCTAGCAACAGACTTTCTACTGCCTGTCTAACTTCGTCTCTTGTAAGTTTATCGTTAGGTTCAAACACAAACGGTTTAGCTAATCTGCTTAACTGACTGCGTAGATAAATTACCAAACGTGCTACGTTAATTCTGTCTAATGCTGATGATCCAGTACTTAGGGTTTTTTGTCCATAGTTTACTAGACCAACACCGTTAAAGAATGTTAAAGGATTAACTCTAATATTAGCTAATGTGTCACGCTGTCCTTCTGTTAATGCTACAGGTTTAAATTGTCCTGTTTTGCTTTCTAGGTATCCTACTGATGTAGCATTAGTAACACCGCCTCGTCTTATACCTGCTGGAGCAAACCATGGATAAGATACTTGATCATTTAAAGCAATAGTTCTTAACATCATGTAGCTTGGTGGTACCATGATTGTGTTACCAGTATTATCACTGGTTAATCCTGCTGGATAAAATACTCCGGCATACGCATCTGAGCTAACTAAACCTACGTCTCCGTTGTCAGTAGCAGCATTAACGTTTTTGCCCCAGTTGTTTAATGAATTAGTGTCTGGAAGCAATCTAAAAGGAGCATCGCCTACAACAAATGCTGTTGTTCCGCGATCAATATTTAGAGCAATCATTTCTTGTAGTACTTCAGGATATCCTGGTGTAGCAATAAGATTGAAATTACGAACTTCGTCTTCACGTATTTCAGCGTTAGAATTTAATAAACCTTTTAACGCCTCAACAACCACTTGACGCTGTGCTTTACGACCAAAGTCGCTACCAGAATCAGATACCCAACGTGCTGACTCATAATCTATCATTGACTCGTCACCGTAGCGGACATTGTCTGCCGATGTGTTAACATGGTTTCTAACATACTTTTTAATATTGAAACCGCTTCTACGAGTATTGAATAACAAAATACCTCTTGGATATAGGTCAGGATCTGGTGCGTCGTAGTCTACAAAATCACTGCTTAACAATTCTAAGATTGTAGCAGGATCTTTTGACTCGCCGTTTAAGTCCCATCGAGCATCGCCAAACACAATACCATCTTCTGATGTGCTATCGCTCTTGTCAATCAATACCCAATTATTTGCTATCTGGTCAGTTAAGCCGTCTTGGTATTTGTAGATTACAGGATAATTTTCTAGATCGCTAGCATCAATCCATAGGTCGCCGGTCACTAAAGCAGTACCATCACTTTGTAGCAATGGTCGAACAGAGTTAACAATTGGTCCCATTGGGTCTGTGCCGTTAACATACACTGGGGATGCTGTTGTAGCAATACCGCCACTGCCGCTATATTTGTAACCTACCCAGGCAGATCCGTTGTGTATCATAATGTCTACTTGATCTACTAAACTGTTAAACCATCTTTGACCATCTGCTGGATCGTTTAACGGAGCATCTGAAGATGCTACATACCCTGTAGATGTACCAGACATTGGCATATAGTTGCTGATAACATAATCAAAGTCGCTGCTGACGCTCGGAGATCCGTAGAAATTTGGAGTTCCTGTAGCGTCTGTTACATTATATTCAACAAAACCAGCATCAGTAAACAAATCATCGCCATCGATAATTCTAATCTCACCGCCTAGTTTATGAGTAATTGTAATTTTACCATCTAGTACTGTAGCTTCAACGTTTACAAAACCAGCATTGTTAATAGCCTGTCTTAATGTATTAGCATCCGCACCTGTACCTGCTGAGGTAAAAGTTATTGAAATAGCACTTGAAAGACTAGCATTATTAACAAGACTTTCTCTCATACTAAATGCGTAAGAACCACTAAATGTTCCTGCTCCAATTGTATCAGATGTTACAGATGTCGCACCTTTAATTTTTCTAACAAAAATTTTAAAACTAGCAGTTTGAGGTGTGTTATCGTAGCCAGTATCTTCAGTGTAATTGTATTGTACATACACTGTATCTTTATCAATCCCAGCACCGCCACCTGTTTTGTTAACTCCAAAGATAGCACCTTGTGCGTTAGCCGATAAAGGAGCAGCTACTTCTAACCATGATTTAGAAGAACTATTCCAACGTTTTACTCTCCAACGTGCTCCAAGATTAGGATCAGTTGTCTTAACCCATATAGATCCGCTTGGTCTAGAAATAGCAGCGTTTGATTTCCATTGAGGAACTTGTGTATGCGGAGACATAGATAATTCTGGACCGTAATATGTTCCTGCTGCAACGCCAAATAAACTTAACACAGTTGCTGATCCATCTTGTAATACAAGAGCGTTACTGCCAGTTGAATCGCCAACCATGTCATCTGTAGCGTCTGTAATGTATAATGTTACAAATCCATTTACGTTAGCTGCTCTAACACCTTGGATTAAAGCATTATTAATCAATGTAACCATGCCGCCTACAGTTGTATAAGCTGGAACGTTAATCTGTACTCCATTAATAATAAAAGTTGATGAACTTGTTTTTGATGAATGTCCGTCTATTTCGGCTGTAAATGATGGCCAAAACTTACGCCATTCTTTTGTACCTAGCAATTCCCAAGATACTGGTTCGCCTACTGTAGTATAATCTTTGCCTTTGTAATAGACTCTGATAACATCAGACGCTGTAACTACAGCATAGTCGCCAACACGACCAACACCACTAGCTGGTTGGGTTCCGTTTAGACTTTCTGTATCTTCTGCGGTAATGACAACGGGCACTTTGTTATTAAATTTTTGTCCTGCTAATCCGGCAGGAGCTGAATCCCACTCAAAAATACCCCAGTTGGTACTTTGAGTATCTAACCACCACTGACCGCTTGTTGCTTCAGAACCAGGAATTTCTGATTTAGCAGTTAGGTCATCTAAATTTACTGCTGCTCTGACTACATAGGCAGAATTAGCAGATCCCAAGAAACTATAGGCTGTCTGTAAGCCATATTCGTTTCTTTCGTCCCCGTGTATTGGAGAACCTGATATTGTTCTCCTAAATGTTGGTGTGCCAAAGAAATCAACAAGTTCTCTTTGACTTGAAACTTTGTATACTTTACCTGCGTTGGTTGCTAGTGTACCTTGTGCGGTACCTGTTCCGCTAGCGTTTGCTTTGTTTTCTGCAGTAGCAATTACGATTAATGGAGTCGTGCTGCTTTCAGCTGGAGTATAAAAACTCTCATCGATTACTGTAACTTCTACGCCTGGTGAATTAAGTGCCATTCCGTTGTCTCCTGATGGTTTGAATCTTGTATAATATTTATTCAGTAAACCAAAAAACACAGAGTTTAAACTGTCGGAAAAGGGGTGAAAAAGGTCCAAATTCTTTAAATAGATGTATGAGACCCCTATGTAAATGCGGACAAAGGCCGGCCGCTATAAACTATCGCAAAGAAAAAAGAATCTATTATAGATCTCTTTGCGAAATCTGTTTAAAACACGGAAAGTATCACGGCATACCTAGATGGTATAGAGCAGGGTATAGGAAAAAAAATGCCTGCGACAAATGCGGTTTTAAATCACCGCACCCTGAAATTTTCGCAGTTTATCATGTCGATGAAGATCTTAATAATTGTAAGATTGCTAATCTAAAAACAGTATGTGCTAACTGTCAACGAG